TCTCTTTCCCCTCCTCTTTACCGAAAAATTCATCAAATTCTTTCCGAGTAAACCAGTTAGTTTTACCTGTTTCTGTGTTGTAAACTGTAATCATGTTCATTCCCCTATGCGTTTAAATATTCGGTAATTGCCTTTTTCGTGTGCTTGATGCCCAGGCGTTTGCTTGTGAGTTTGAAAGCGGCACCGTCAATGATGACTCTGCCAACACCTAGCGTTGTGACGTGCCTAACGGCGTTTTCGATTAGGTGCTTTGAGCGCTCCGCTGGCAATTCAGGGTATGAGTCTATGAATGCTTGTGTATATGTGGTCGCGTATTTTTCTTTGTTTGTCATAAATCCCCCTATACTGTGAAAACGTGGCAATAATCGCCATTAGGCAGGCCGCCGGTGATAAAGGGCATACCCCAGCCAAGTTTGTCGCAAAGCGCTTGTGCCGCCGCTCTATGAACTTCCGCGCCGCTCAATTCATGCGGGTAAGGGATAGTTACGCTATTGCCGCCTTCCGCCCATGCTTTAATTCGTGATCCGCGTGAGTTGGTGACTGGTAAGTATTTTGTTTGGATGGCTTTCATAAAAATATCCTTCTCTATTGTTTAAATGAACGTTCAAGCACTGCTACAAAGCAGCAACCGGCAATGATTAGATAGAACATGACGCTTACCAGGTTGAAGCCTGCCGCGCCTGCAAATGGGTTTAGGATTAGTTCGAGTAATTCCATATTATTTCCTCCGTTTAAATTCTTGTGAATATTCCACGCGGCTCCATTCCCGCGCGATTGCTTCCGCTTCTGCGTATTCAATGTTTAGCGTATGCTCCACGCGCTCGCCGTCTTTCATGGTGAAAATGCGGGTGATTAAAACCGGCTGCTTGTCGTTAAATTTTACTTCGTATTGAGTTTTCATAAATTCCCCTAAAATTGATAATCAATCGGCAATTTGCCAATGGTGAAAGCGGTAGCTTGCAGCGCGCTATAAAGCTTTAGCATTTCATCATGAACGGCGCGTTCTTCAGCCGTGAAAGGCTGTTCGTTTATATCGCGGGTTTCCATGCGCTTTATATCGTTAAAAACATTGTCGATCATTCTGCAAAGTGCATCTTGGCGTGTGCGGCGAGTATCCATATAAAACCTCTATAATTAAATTGAATCACTTACCCTTGTAAGCATAAAGGAAAATACGATATATTCAAGCATTATTTGAAATTATTTTCAGTAATTATTATATATAATAATCAACCATTTATTCTTCTTTTGTTACTCTCATTCCTAAAAATATTTTTTCGCCAGTCACAAGCCTTTCAACAACTTTTTCGCATCTCATTACGACAAATTGGCCGCCCTCGCGCCTTCCTTTCATCCATGCCGCAACTGCCGCTCTGAACCCTTTTTCTCTTTCTGCCAGCATCGGGTAAAATGCCGATTCACGCATTTTTATGCGTTCAAAGTGATATATTGTCATTGCCTAATCTCCAAATGGGTTATGGGGTTTAATGCCACTAGATTCTAATTGCGCCGCCAATGAGCTTGCAGGGGGTTTTGGTCGATCTACAAATGTGCTTTCTGTCTGTTTGTTTTGTGTATAATTGTTTTGTCGCCCTTCATTAGAAGTTTTTGTGACATTATAAACTAACAGGCCTTTTTCGTTTGTTCGCGTTATAAAGTGTAATTTGTGCCTTTTCGCATATTCTATTGCAGCACTTCTTGCGTTTATCAACTCTCTTTCTGTCCCTTCATACAAGCATGCATCACCTGCTTTAATGCTGTGAAACTCATATTTGCTATTTGTTTTATTATTTATATTGTCTGGGATTGTTTCTTTTATGATTGTCTTTTTCATGCCGTTTTCCTTTCTGTAAAATTGGCTTTGTAATGATACGGTATTTAAAAGATATTGCAAACAGTGTTTTTCACCAACTTTTAACAGGCGGATAATTTTATGTTTTATTTGATTTTTATATATGCAAATCAATTATTTGGTGTGAAATAGATTGATATGGAATTTTCAATAGTTACTACCGAAAGAAGCTGTTTCCCTTGTTTATCAATAGTATATTACTATATTATTTATTATATATATATTGTTATTACAGGCTAATGATAAATTGCTATTTGCTTATTGCCTGCTTTGTTCAATTACAGGAATGCATGGATTCGGGGGGTAGCAACTGGTTTTTAGCAATATCAACTTATTTTCATATAAGTTTATGATATTGTTTATTAAGTAGTCTGGTCGCTTGATGAGTATTTTTTTTTCATGTCAATTTATATGATATATTTTTGTTATTTATCAATATAATGATAGCAATACTATACTGATGCGCATTAGAAGCGATTATAGAGGGTTTAAGAGAATTGCTTGCATAATGTAGGTTGAATGGGTAATATGTGCTGTATGAGCTTGAAATATACCGTTGCGGGGATAAATTTTGGTTGAGATACCGAACATAATCGATAATTATCCGATTTCACAATTATCTAGTGTGGAATCAGATTCACATAATAATAATGTAGAATTAAATTCTAATGATTCACAAAATAAAAATGCAAAACCATGGCTTTTCCAGCCTGGCAATAATGCTAATCCATCGGGCAGGCCACAGGGCGCTAAAAATATGCCTAATCTCGGCGGCCCCATCACACAAGAAACGCTAGATAAATTAGAAACATTTTCCAAGCCTGAATTAATCAAGCTTATTAAAAAAGTTTCTGGTGCTATATGGGGCGTTGGCATTATGTCCGATGATGAGGCTTTCCAGGCTGTGCGCTTAAAGCTGCTACATACCGGACTTACTTCTGAATCGGCAAATTCATCATTAAATGTTTTGAAAGAATGGGCGGATCGCACAAAGGGAAAACCTGCGCAATCTATTGCAATGAAAATCGAAACAAACCCGCTTGAAAAAATGTCAACTGATCGCCTTGTTCGGCTTGAACAAACAGTTTCTAAAATGCTTGGATCCGATGCGGTGGTAATTCCGCCAATGCCTGAAAAATTAGGGGATGACGAGTAATTACCAATTCTCGCTCATCCACCGCAATAACCACATAGCTATTGGATACCAGGCAATTGGCGCGGCAATGATCGCGAGCGAGGTTAATATTACATTTGCGTTCGTGCCGAATCTCTCCGTGCTGGTGAATACCAGCATGAATGAGTAATGCCACATGAACCACAGCAACGAAAAAACAATGATTATTTCTAACATGAGATAATTATAATCATTTCTAGCAATTAATCAACCAATAAAAACAAGGTCTATTACGCTTTTCAGCGTGCATTGACACGCTCGGCAATCATGAAGGAGCCAATAGGCTCGATATTATGGAAAATATATAGGGATATATCCAGATTGTGTGATTGTGCTTGACAAAATATTATTAATATGAATGAGGGGAATTACCACGAGCAAGCGCAGGCAGAAAACATGGGGTGGGGAGGGGTGGGGGATCCCCCCGTGAGCCAGCCGCCTTTCCTTTTATACCCACAACCACAACGCGGCTCCAATTATGTCACTTACCCAACTTCCCTAAAAAATATCCGCGTACAAATTATGTCACTTGACCTAATGATTTTTTTAATATATTCTGCATAAAAATAATGGGGGCTTTATGATTGAAGATTGCAATGAATTTCCATCAAAGGGTTTTGGTGGCGACGTAACGAATGAATTGGAAATAGTAATGCTGCTTCGTCGAATTGAAAAATTAGAGAATCGCGTGTATAAAATAGAGAGTCGAGGGGTGGATGAATGACCCCGTGGAGCAATTGCAGTGGCATACGCAAAAAATATCACCAATCAAAAATTCGGGCGCTTGCTACGTGGAGCATATTAGTGGCTTATGCTAAAAACATTGCTGGATTAAAATTCGGGCGCTTGCTAGCGCTTCGCATTATTGGCAAGGCCGGGCGTGAGAATGTGTGGGCATGCGCGTGCGAATGTGGTAATTTGTGCGAGGTGAGAATAAGTAATTTATGTTCGGGGAATACCCGTAGCTGTGGGTGCAAGAAAATAGGTGCGCGTGATTGAGGATAAATTTACCGAGGCTGATTTAATCCGCCTGCAGATGGAGCGGGAAAAGCGGCGACTGGAGTTTTACAGGCCGTATAGGAAGCAGCAGCAGTTTCACAGGGCGGCTGGAAAATATCGCGAGACTCTGTTGCGCGCCGGGAACCAGCAGGGCAAAACTTTATGCGCCGCCGCGAATACGGCGATTCATGCAACTGGAAAATATCCGCCATGGTGGGAGGGGAAGGTTTTGAAAAAGGCACCTGTTATATGGTGTGCCGGTGTGACGGGTGAGGTGGTGCGCGATTCAATTCAGAAATTGCTTATTGGTGATTCTGTAAACCCAGGAACTGGATTTATTCCCAAGGATGATATTATTGAAACCACTCCATCGAGGGGTGTGGCGGATTTGGTTGATACGATTTATGTTAAGCATGTGTCTGGTGGTAAGACTCGTATTCGTTTGAAATATTACGAGCAGGGTCGTGAGAAATTTCAGGCCGATACCGTTGATATTGTATGGCTGGATGAGGAATGTGATGAGGGTATTTATACTGAGGCGCTGACTCGTACTAATGCGACCAAGGGTTTTTTATACATGACGTTTACGCCGCTCAAGGGCATGAGTGAAGTGGTGCGTAAATTCTTGCATGAAAAATCGCCTGATCGTTGCGATATTAATATGACTATTGAAGATGCGTTGCACATTGCACCGGAAGAGCGGCAGCGCATTATTGATAGCTATCCAGCGCATGAGCGTACTGCACGTATTATGGGTCAGCCTATTTTGGGGAGTGGTAGAATTTTTCCTGTAGCCGAGGAAGATATTGCATGCGATCCGTTTGATATGGCGTCGGTGCCGTTTTTCTGGCTTGAAATTGCTGGAATAGATTTTGGATGGGATCACCCTACTGCGGCTGTGAAATTGCTGTATAATCCGCAAGACGATATTATTTATGTGACGAATACATATAAGCGTCGTGAGGCTACGCCTATTATTCATTCCGCTGCGCTGAAGCCATGGGGGAAATTGCCGTGGGCATGGCCGCATGATGGCAATATACATGATAAAAATTCGGGCGAGCAGTTGAGTGTGACTTATCGTGAGATGGGGATGAATATGTTAGCGGAGCATGCTACGTTTGAAAATGGCAGTAATTCGGTTGAGGCTGGTGTCACGGAAATGCTGATGCGCATGGAGACTGGGCGGTTTAAGGTGTTCCGGCATTTGAGTGATTGGTTTGAGGAGTTCAGGCTGTACCACAGGAAAGACGGCAAGATTCAGAAAGAGTACGATGACATAATTTCTGCGACCAGATATGCCTGCGTCATGTTGCGATCCGCTGCCCGCGTGCGCAAGGCCGGTGGCATGATAAACGGCTATCCGATTGAAGAAGATAACGCGCGCGGGATGCACCAGGTAGAATATAATCCGCTGTCAAGAGATGTGTGCAGGGGGATTAAGCGATGAGCGGGTGTCGTATAGGGAAAATCAGGTATAAATCTGCTCCGTATCTGGCAGAAATCGTTCCGCATATGCGCGGCTCATCTTTTCCAAAACTAATGCATGAATTTGTTGACAAAATTGGTGGGTATTATGAAAAGGATGGCATGGCTGGATTCTGCGTTGTAGCGTGGGGATTTGATGGAAATTATAGCCGAGGCACAAGAATACATGAGGATTCATATATCGGCATAACAATGATGCCGAGCATGGTCGCTGATATTTTACGAAGAGATACGATGCAGGATGTAGTTTACGATACATTAAAATAATGACGCACAATTATGGACAGCCGTGGACTGCGTAACAGCTTGATTTATCTTTGGATTTAGCTATACTTATGATATAGTAATCAATTCCATGGAGGATACATTGGGATTTCTCAGTCCAAGCACCCCCGCAGTAGCACCTCTTCCAGCGGCTCCTCCCGCCGCCGCACCGGCAACCATGGCAAATACTGCTGTGGCGATGACGGCAGCAAACCAGCGTAAAAAAGCATTTGCAGCGGCTGGTTCATCAAATCCAAATCTTTCGGCTACCCCTGAAACAGCTAAATCAAACCTGCTTGGGCCTTAGTATGCATTACGATTACACGGCATCAAAAGAATTTTGCAAAGAAATTGGTTTGATTTGGCTTGGCGATCAATTTATTTCCGATGTGGATGCGGATGCTGCTTTGCATAATTTTACACAAGAGCAGGTAGATGTGGCAATGAAACACCACCTCTGGCAAGTAAAGTTTTTATTTACGCCTAAAAGCTATACCTATGTATCCAGAATTAAACTTGCGATTTATTTCCTGACTGGGTGGAAACCTAGAAATGGCAAATGAAGAATCTCTCGCTTTTTATGAATCCGCATCTCCACTGACTCAATCAGAGCAGCCTGCCGAAGCGTCTAAAAAAACACCGGATGGCAGGATAAGTGAAAAGGATTGGTCGATTTTACGCGGGCATCTTGAGGGGCGGCTGTCGATGCTGCGCACATGGCGCGATACATGGTGGATACAAAATTATTCTGATCTTGCCCGCTTCATTTTACCTCGTCGCTCTATTTGGCTGACGCAATCTGCTGGTGGGCTGCCTTCGCCTAATACGATGACGCGTGGGCTGGAAATAAACGAATCAATCCTTGATCCTACTGCAACATTTGCAGCGCGCATTTGCTCTGGTGGATTAATGTCTGGGTTATGCTCGCCGTCACGACCATGGTTTAAGATTATTCCAGCCATGCGCGGTGTTGCGATTGATGATGAGGCGCGCGTCTGGTTGGATACGGTTGAAGATATTGTTTATACCGTGCTGGCGCGCTCTAATTTTTACAATGCATTTTCGCAGGAATGCGAAGATATTGTGGTGTACGGCACTTCGGTTAATATCATTTATGAAGATGATCGTGATATTATTCGCTGCTATACGCCGTGTGTCGGTGAATATTATTTATCATGCGGTGCGACGATGCGCACTGATGGGCTGTATCGCGCATTTGTCATGACCGTATCACAGATTGTTGACTTCTTCGGGTTGGAAAATTGCTCGCCTGAAATTCAAAAATTATGGAAAGAAAAGGGTGGTGCGCTGACAACTGAGCGACTTATTGCCCATTCGATTGAGCCGAATTTTGAAATTACGGAATCCGGTGTCGGAAAAATCAAGGGTGCATTTGCATGGCGTGAAGTTTATTGGGTATATGGTTCGGGTACGAAATACCCGCTTTCCATGCGCGGATTTATGGAATGCCCGTTTACGGCATCGCTGTGGTCACGTCAAAGCAATGATGCGTACGGGCGCTCTCCTGGCATGGATATTCTGCCGGATGTAATGCAGTTACAGGTGGAAACGGCGCGCAAGGCCGAGGGTATTGAAAAAGGCATCAGGCCACCACTTCTTGCTTCTGCGGAACTTAAAAATTTCCCGTCATCGCAGCTGCCTGGTCATGTTACTTATCTGAATGATATTGGCAACGGTAAGGGCATGCGTTCTATTTATGAGCAGCAATTCGATTTGCAGTGGATTTCGCGGGATTTGGCAGAGATTCAGCAGCGGATTAAGGTTGGGCTATTCAATGATTTGTTCCTGATGATTGCGCAAGGTTCGCATGATAGAGAGACCGCTACCAGCGTGCAGGCGCGTTTAATTGAGAAGCAGAGCGTACTCGGCCCGGTAATTGAAAACCAGCTTGAAGGTTTGCAGGAAAAATTAAAACGTGTTTTTGGTATTTTGAAACGCCGAAAAATGATTCCGCCGCCGCCCGAATCGTTGCGCGATGTTCCGATGGAAATTGATTTTGTGAGCCTTTTGGCATTAGCGCAGAAAGCTGCAAGCACAGGTGGCATTGAGGCGCTTGTGAATATGAGCGCTCAGTTGGCGCAACTGAAGCCGGAAGTGCTGGATAACATCAACCCTGATGAGATGCTCCAGGAATACAGCGCGCTTCTGGGCAACAAACAGAAAATTCTGAATGGACCGAAAACAGTGGAAGCCATGCGTCAGCAGCGTGCCGAAGCGCAGCGCAAGCAGGAAGAGGCTATGCAAGGCGCTCAGATGGCGGATATGGCGAATAAGGCTGCTGGTGCGGCGAATACGCTGAGTACAACTGATATTGGTTCAGGCGAGTCGGCGTTAGCAGCTATATTGGGTACGAGCGGTAATTCTCAGAGATTGTAATTGTATTTGTTTGCTTTTCTGATACATTGATAACGCCTTCGGGCTATTATCATTATTAACATTATTATGGAGAATTATTATGCTTATTAAAGTTATGACCAATCGCAATACAGAGCGCCTGATTTCCAACGTGCAAGATGTGGATATTCACAAAGCTCGCTATGGTTTACTCACCGACGAAGAACTGCATAATACACTGACTAAGGGACCGGGGGTTTTTAATGAAACTGGCCTTTCTCCTTTAGAAATTATTACCTTCGATTCCCCTCTTGACACAAGAGATTATGGACCAATCCATAGCACCACCAATATATCCTTTATTGATTACAAAAAAGATGGTCAATGGAATAGGCTCGCCGTTGAATGCTTTGCTTACATATGCAATGATGACGGTAAGACCATTTCTAAAGTGGTTGTTGAATAACCCGCGTCCTTTCAATGTCTCTGCCCGGAGGCAAGAGATTAGATGCGCTGATAAGCGTTAAACGGCTTGCGGGGGGTGCATTGTAAATGGGCCGAATCAATCACCGGGCAATAATTGTCACTTGACCCTTTCAGATAATCTGTTATCATTTTTTGAAACTCAGGAGTGCATATGGCAAAATCTCAGGATAAACCCAAAAAAGAAATTAAGAAGCCGAAAAAACCAAAAGCCGATAAGCCGCTTTCTCCATATAAATCGAGAAACTGATGCCATCGAAATCAAAAGCCCAAGAAAAAACCATGCGTGCCGCTAGTCATAACAAAGAATTCGCGGATAAAGTGGGAATTCCGCAATCTGTAGCAAAAGAATTTGAGGCTGCAGATAAGGCGAAGGCGAAGAAAAAAGACTATCAACGACTTTATAAGGACTGATATGGCATCTGTATCTGCTTTGGAACTGGAGCAAAAAACCAGTGAATATTTTACTTATGTAAAATCTCTTTTTGAATCAACAGAATCAGATCACTATGAATCTACGGTTGCTGATATTCGACTATCCGATGGCGTTCTAACTCTTAAATATTCAGGAAAATAAAATGATACAAATTGTAATTGTACCCACAGACAATAAAGCCAATGCTGCATTGTTTTTTCGCGATATGACCACGGCGGAAATTGCTCATAAAAATATTCATGAAGCGCAAAAAGGCTTGATTCCTGCTCAGGTTCTTCGTGTCGAAGATGATTTCGGCTGTACACTCACCATCGACAAGGAAAAAATTTGCTGTGTCATGATGATGGAAAGCGAAAAGCAAAAAGAACTAGCAATGATGATGGGGGGTGCAAATGTCCAAGCGTAGTGCAATTCAGATAATGGGCGACTTCATGGAAGGATTAAACACCATGACGGATGCGGCAGGTCAACTTGTTCACCAAATGCCTGACAACGGCATGAAATGGGTTGCGATGCGTGATATGCTGCACCTTGTTCGCGATGCTATTGAAAAACAAAATCCACAGATGAGAGGCGGTTGATATGGTGCAAGGTTCAGTAACCCGTCACCAAGGTTCAATGAGTGAGCGTGAAAGTATTGAAGCATTCGTTGAAGGTGCGAAAAAAGCTGCTTCTGCGGCGCGAGAAATGGCTGCAAATTTTTCCGATCCAGAATGGGAACAAACCGCTGCTATGTTGGATGGAATGCGTGTCAATGGTGTAAAATTATCTGGCATGCGCGGCATGTCGCGACTGGAAACATTGATGGGTGCAAATATCAAGCAGCAAAAGTTTATTCCGCAATGATAGAAAATGTGCGATATATTAGATTGAATATCACCACCCGCGCTGCATCGTCCGCAACTGTAACTCAGCAGGGATTATATGAATTGCGTGGATGGAAAAAATTAATTGCTTTGCTGTTTGGGAAACCAATGTCTGAATGGCGCAATATCCCATGATTGATAACACCTACAAAAAACAACTTGAACAATTTGGTATTGAATCGGTACGCATGACCGAAGGCGATTTAACTCGACAAAAAAAAGCTGCTGATGTTGAAGCGATGATTGCTGTAATGAAAGCAATGATGGATAGCATCGAAGGGCGGCAGTGGATATATACCAAGCTTGATATGTGTGGTGTTTTCACTGCGCCAATTGCACCAGGCGACCCGCATGGAACACATGTATTATGCGGCATTCAGGCTGTTGGTCATGCGATATTGAGTGATGTGATGCGATCATCACCAGAGAATTTTCCGCTAATGATTCAAGAAGCGGCAGCGCGCAATCAGAACTACAATACTTGAGGATTTCTTAGGCTTTCCAGCCATAACTCGGCATCTTGACGCGCAACAAATGTGCGCCTTTCTACTTTTATAATTTTTATTTTTCCGATTTTGACTTGTTCATAAAACAGGCTGCGCGAAATTGGGTATTCTTCGATAAAATCTCTTACCGATAAAATCTGTTTTTTTATAGTCATCGTCCCCCCATGTCTATATCTATAGCATGACGTACATGCAAGTCCACGTCAAGCACTGTTTTTTCTGCTTGCAATTCAATAAGTTACATGGCAATATGGCGTGTATGCAAATTAAACAGCCAATTCAGGATACACCACAGGTAGTAGCAGCGCCCGTTGAATCTGCTCCTGTTGTTGCTCCCGTAGAATCGCCAGCAGTAGAGACTCCTGCTGTTGAGCCTGCCGCTCCTGCTGAATCTACCCCTGCTGTAGAAGCGCCTGTTGA